TTTACTTCCCTCTTCACCAAAAGGAATCTCTGTTGGTTTCTTTTCTGCTGGAGGTGTCTTATCACTTGGGTCAAAGTGAACATCTTCTACAACACCATCAGGCAAGACAGTAGGATCTACGCTGAGAGGAAATTTATTATTGGAAAATAATACTTCAATGATTTGTCCATAAGCAGCCAGCGTCTTTGTCTTCGTTACTTTGATGAAGACACGCGATTTTTCATGCTCAGTGAATTGAACATCAGTACCGTAGATACCACGATAGTTTCGATAGGCGCGTAGCCACCTAGCTTCGTCTTGTCTTCTGCTTGTCTCAGAACGAGTGAAGCGCTCTTCCACATAGGCAATAATGCCACTGCCCTGCGTGTCAACATCTTCTGTTGACTTCACATCATTGAGGGCTAAGCTTTTATCTCCTAGCGATTGTTGCTTCTCTGCCATAGTATTCCTTAATTCAATAACCAAAAACTGGATCTGCCACTTTCATGCCATACTGCTTAGTCTTAGCTGGGTCATAATCAAACAAGCTGCTACGGGGGCGGCTCATAATTCCATAGCGAATTGCATCATAAAGATGGTCTTCTGCTTTAGTGTCAATGTCCTCTGGATTTCTTTTATCCAAAGGGATAATAGGAAGCTGAGCTATTGTATTTACACAGTTACTAGTTATAACCATTCTTGGCATATCTGTAAATGGATCAAGCTGTAGCCTTCTATGCACCTCATTCTTCCCCGACACCCTACTTCCTGCACTTCTATCTGAGGGTCGCCACCGACATCCCTCCATAATCATCTGTTCTGCTAGGGATGGCCCTGTATCACCACGCTTATGCCAGCAACTACTGTCCAATACACCATATCTAATGGTTCCATCGTTCTCTTCTGCCTGTAACACCATCTTTGCTAGGTCTTTTGCCAGCACCTTTGAGACATAAAGCTCACGATAGATGACAAGTTGCTCACTTGGTGTGACAGCAAACCATATAACAGCGCTATAACTCCCATATCCATAGTCACAAGCCCTAAATTTAACCCAGTTATGTGGAATGTCAAAGGGTTCTACCACATGAACAGCCCTATTAAACTCAGGAAACGCTGCTCCCTCTGCAATATCCCAGTTTCCCTCCAGTAATTGCTTGCGTTGATGCTCTGGCAGGGACAACAACATGGTTTCGTAGTCGCCTGTCTCAGCTAAATAGGGGTTATCGGACAACATTGCGGGTATAAACCTGCGTTTGAACAGCGGTTGTCCCTCTTTAGTATGTCCTTTGGGGTAGGTTAGGGTGGTGGCAGTGTCAATATCGGTAGCCCAGAACGCTTTTCCCGCTGGTGCTGGGTCAATAAACATCTTCTTCACCCAAGCATGTCCCGGCCCACCCGGATTTGTGGTGGCTCTCATGTAAATAGGTAGGTCTGAGGCAGGGGTACGCAGCCGTGACCTCATGTAGTTCCATGCAAACGGGGTATGCCACTGTGTTAGCTCGTCAAAACCAATCCAGCTAAATGCCAATCCCTGATAGCGCAACACATCTTCGTCTCTGTCGAGGTATGACATCCACAATCTAGCGCCAGAGGGAGCAACCCACTGCATCTTCCGCTCACTCCACTTAATGTTGGGATAGATTTTGGGATATATCTCTTGGCTTTTCCAGATAAGCTCTCGAAGTTCCTCTGTTGTGTGACGTAACAACAGGCCAGAAAATTGGGGATGGCCTAGATAGCGCAGCGGATCTGCTAACATGGCGTAGCTCTTTCCACCACCGGCAGCACCACCATATAACACCTCACGCTCTGAGGCAGATAGGAAGAATGTTTGTGGCCCTGCGTTGGGCTTGAAGATGATGTTCTGTGCAGGAGCCTGTACAGCGCTAGATATCACTACTTCTGAAGCTGGAGGAGATGTCTCTGTAGTGGTCGGACTTGAAGTAGCTTCCTTCTGTGCCGATCCTCTTTTCGTACTCTTCGGCCTTCCTAAGGGCTTCTTCGTACCGCTGGGCAAGGAGGCGGTAAGTTGAAGATTTTCTCCTGTTCGACTGCTCATGTTCTATTCTGCTCTTAAGTCCTGCGTGGGAAATCTGTCTACCAGATGCTTCCGTCAACCAATCGGCAACCTGCCTATACGAGTATTGCTTTAGATATTTCTTCGCTTGCTCAAGAGCATCAAGCTCTTTTGGGATGGGGAGAAGCCACCCCTGATTTTCTTCATCCTTCTTATAACCAAATGGAACTATTCTAGAAAGCTGAGGTACTGAAACATATTCCTTACCTCCCTCTGGCTGTGGCAATATCCACTTGCCAGCGGTGCGTTCACTCATTAGTCTTCCTCGGATTTATCCTTCGCTGGCAAAATCATCACACCATTCATTGCCTCAACCTGCACCTTGTCTGTCTTAACATGACCTGCTCTATCGAGCATATCTTTAGCAGCACTAAGTTTTTCTTTGAGGCCCAATTGCGTAGGACTTTCAATGCCACTAATTATAGCACATGCAGCGCGTGGGGCATTCATTGCAATATATAATGTGGTGGCTTCAGCAATCTCTTCCTTCAAGGAGTTGATAAGTTCTTTGGTGGAATAGCCCTCAGAAAATCCAGCCAGCCGTTTGGCAACAACAGGATTACCTGCTGCTTCTTCAAACAACACTTCTAGAAATTTCTTTTGTCTTTCGTCTAGTTCTTTTGCCATTATCTGTACCTCGCTGTTTTAGCAGCAACAGACTTAGGCTGTGCTACAAATTGTTTACCCTTAGCTTTGCCTTCTCGCTTAGCCTTTGTAGTGGCGGCATACTCCGCAGGTGTCAAAGCTTTGATCGCTGCTGCTGGTAGGTAACGCTCCCCTGTCTTAGAGGAAGGCTTACCAGATTTAGTTTGCCACTTCTGATCTGTCCAATCCTTCAGAGATTTCTGAGAGGCTTTCATGTTTTGTAGCCACCACCAGCAGCTTTGTATTTCTTAGCAACAAGTTGCGCTTTCCTTGCTGACCACTCACCAGCGGCTGTGCCTTGAACAGCAGCAGCCTTCACCTGAGACAATATCTTCTTTCTCAGTGTAGGCTTTGTGTATGGGGAAGCAACAGCGTCTTTCTTTGTGGTAGCCATCACTTCATCTTTTTCAATGTCTCAGCAAGCCTAGCACGTTGTCCCAATTTACCGGGAGCTTTAGTTGCCTTAGCTAGTGCCTTAGCTGGAATAGTCTTACCTGCTTTAACGCCAAGTGATTCCCGTAAAGCTCCGGGTTTCTTAATTGCTTCTTTAATCCAATTCTTAGTAGCCATGTGTTATCTCCTCACAGGATCAAAATATTCTTCAACAGAAATGATGATGTCAAAATTGCCAGCAGAATTAGTGTGAGCTACAATCTTATCGTTCTGATGCAGGGACATAACACCAGCATTTAAAACATTGAATGAATTATTATCGGTCATTACATAGTCATTCAATAAGTAATGATAAGTTGTGTCCTCTGTATGATAAAACTGTACAGCAATGGTTTTATTGCGTGCTGCTCCAGAAGCAATGTTCAAAAGCCTAATAATAGCTGAGAAGTTAGGAGGACATTTATAGACAAGCTGAGCGCTAGCATCAGGAGCCGTAGCTGTAATACGCGCACCCTCTGTCTTAAACTTACTCGCCGCCTCAAATGGCATAGCTTACTTCTTCTTTAGTTTAGAAGCTTCAGACAAGGCAATGGCAATGGCTTGCTTTGGGTTCTTAACAACGGGGCCACCTTTGCCACTATGCAAAGACTTGCCTTTAAACTCATGCATCACTTTACCCACTTTGGCAGTTTGCTTCTTAGAAAGTTTCGTAGCCATGTTAGCATTTCTTTCCCTTAGCCATGCCGCCTTTGTTCATCATGGTAGCTTTACCTTTTGGCTTGCTCATGCCAATAATTAGAGCAACAGCAGGAGACTTAGCGCCCTTCTTGACAGCACCACCCTTAGACATCATAGCCATGTCTTCTTTCATTTGTTTCTTCAGGGGTTCGCTTTTTTCATGCTTCATCATTGCAGCCTTGGAAGCATACGTCTCTTTACCTTGAACAATTTTCTTAGTAGCCATTTTATTTTTTGCCTTTCTGAGCAGGAGGAACCGAAGCCCCACAATTGACATAGCCACCTTTGGCATAAGCCGAAATCATCTTCATCTTACCAACAGGTTTCACTGCTTTCAAATTCACAGCACCACCCTTAGAATACTTAGGAGGAGTATTAGACTTTGTTTCACCTGCTTTGGTTTCTTCATAGGCTTTGGCTTCCAGCGCAGTGGCCTTGTCCAAATAAGCATTACGCACATCTTGAGGCAAGCTAGTGTCTTTAGCTTTCTCTCTGTACATTGCTACCTTCTCTGCCGATGTTCCTGTTGCTGTTGCCATTTGGGTTCCTTAAAAAACTACTCGTAGTTATATCACCATTTAACTTTATCAGCCCAATAACCTGCTGACATCTTTCCAATGGCGATGTCCTTAGCATGTCTGGCTTTGAAGCTACGCTGCCTTGCTTGTTCTTTTTCTGTAGTTGGATGCGCTCCTGCGCCTTTAACACCCTGCTGTCCAAAACGAATAAGCTTAACCTTGTCCCCTTCTTTGGCTAAAACAACATGACTCTTAGTTGGATGCGATGGGGTAGCTTTGGGCTTGTTGTAGCCGCTAAAGACTTCTGTTCCTCTTTTAATTTCCATTTGTTACTCGCTTACAGAAAACCTGCTGGTTCCCTTTCTATCATTCCATCCTTCTTGCTTCATTGCATATTCAACAGCATCGAGAGGGAACCAATAACCTGTGTGCTTTTCTAAAGCAGTTCTAACAAAGTAAACATCACTGTGCGGTATGTGTACTGTTTCCAGCTTGTCATTGTGCATAGCTATATAGATCTGTGACATCACCGAGTAGGGTGGAGAAGATAACAATCCCTTAGCATCTAGCT